GTTTCAGCGTTGATGACGCTCTATGTGAGTATGAGCGAGAGTTATTGAAAGAGATAGATATGGAAAGATGGACAACTGTGCCGATGACTCACATGATGGAAGGAAATCAAGTAAGCCATGATGACAGCCACCCAAATCCATATGGACATAAATTAATATACAAACATATAAAGACAGAATTTTATAATAAGGGAATGAAACTATAATGGATCAAATTCAAGATTACAACGAAGAAATACAACAGTTATTCCTTAACTTTTTAGTTACTGATCCAGAGTTATTTGTTAGGGTAAACGGTATTATTGAACCTTATATGTTTAATAAGAAGTTCCAAGCAACTGTTAAGTTCTTAAAAGACCATGCAACAGACTATAGTAGCATTCCTACTATTGACCAGATTAGTGCTACAACTAATGTTGACTTAGAACGTATAGACGGAGTTAACGATAATCACGTTGATTGGTTCTTAGACAGTTTTGAAAGATTCTGTAGGCATAAAGCATTAGAAAAAGCAATCCTTGAAAGCACGGACTTATTGGAATCTGCAGACTATGGTGCAGTAGAAAACTTAATTAAAGAAGCAAGCCAAGTAGGTCTAGTAAAAGACTTGGGACTAGAGTATTTTGATAATCCTAAAGAACGTTTACAATACATCAAAAGCCAAGCAGGTGCAACAAGCACAGGTTGGAGAGATGTTGACAGAAAATTATATGGCGGCTTAAACAAGGGTGAGATTACAATCTTTGCTGGAGGCTCAGGCGCAGGTAAGAGTTTGTTCTTGCAGAACTTGGGTGTTAACTGGGCATTAGCAGGACTTAATGTTGTATACATTAGTTTAGAGCTTAGTGAGCAACTTATTAGTATGCGTTTAGATGCAATGGTAAGTGGCTATGGCACTAGAGAGATTATGAAGAACATGGATGATGTTGACCTTAAAGTGCGTATGAGAGGCAAAGGCGCAGGCAAGTTTAGGGTTAAACAAATGAGCAGTGGCGTTACAACTAATGACGTTAGAGCATTTATAAGAGAGTACGAGATTAACTCAGACATAAAAGTCGATGTAGTTCTTGTAGATTACTTAGACTTAATGATGCCTATTAATAGTAAGATTAGTGCTAACGATCAGTTTATCAAAGACAAGTTTGTATCTGAAGAATTGCGTAACTTAGCAATGGAGACAGGTGTAATATTAGTTACAGCATCTCAGTTGAACAGGGGTGCAGTAGAAGAAATTGAATTTGATCACCACCATATTGCAGGTGGTATTAGTAAGATCCAAACAGCAGATAATGTTATCGGTATCTTTACAAGTAATGCAATGAGAGAACGTGGTAGGTATCAAATACAGTTTATGAAAACACGTTCAAGTAGTGGTGTTGGTAGTAAGGTAGATTTGAAGTTTAATCCAGATACCTTAAGGGTAGAAGATTTAGACGAAGGTGATGAAGGCGCAATGAGTGTGCAGTCAAGCGGGTTATTAGAGCAACTTAGCAGGAATAAAAGTATCAAGGCAGACGAGCCAGAACAACAAGATACCATAAGCTCAGCATTAAACATGCGAGAGTTTATGAAAAAAAATGACCTGTAATTGATAAATACAGATACATAGGGAATTTAATTATGTCACTAAAAAAGTCTAGAACAATCTTAGAAGAACTGCAACAGATTTCTGTTGATAGGGATAAACACCATATTTTAGAGAATAGGGTGGAAAATGTCGTGTCTGCTGTACAGAATTTAAAGATGATGTTGCGGGAAACATACAGTGAAGAAGATGCATTGGACTTAGAGCGTAGGCTCATCAACAGTATTAAAAGTGGCGATTCAAAAAAATTCTCCAGGGGTATAAAAAAAGTACTCGAAAATAAAGAGAGTTAAAATGAGAATTTTTCAAGTTACAGAAGCTGAAGGTGATAAGTGCGAAATATGTCGTGGTAGAGGAAAGATAGATTATCATTCCGAAGACGGTCCTAGCAAATGTCAAAAGTGTAACGGCAAAGGCGTCCAAGCATGGAAGCCAGAACCAGTTAACTGGGGAAATGATAAGGTCAAAGAAGACGAAGTCATTCAAGAGCTTACTCCAGGTGACAGAGGTGTAGAAAGAAACCGTAGATCAGCACCAGTTAAACCTAAGTTAAGTAATGCTGATATGGGCGCCAGAGATAACCGAGCTGTAGGAAAACAAAAAAGAACTCAAAAGGCAATTGACACGCAGGCTAGTAATAACCGAGTTAAGGCTACACAACAGGGTGATGTCGGCGGCTTTGCTAAACAACGAACTTTCAAAAATTCTTTAAAGAATGCTATAGTGTCTGATCCCAATGGTGTGGTATATCAATATCAACCACAAGAACAACAAGCAAAAATGGAACAGAATCCAGAAAAAGAAGGTGAGATGCGACCTGTGTTAGATGCAGAAGGACAACAGGTAACAGAACCAAATCCAAATGGAAGATATGCCTGGAGGGCAATCGAACTTAAAGGACCTGGTCAAAAAGTACAACCGGGTGAGAAGAAAGCCTGGGAACCTGAAAAGGATATAATCACAGACTTACCTGGAACATATCCTTTAAAAGATACTGATGGTGTAGCACAAGACTTAATGGCAATTGCAAAAGGTGTTGAACCAACTACAGGCCTTGCACAATCTATGAAAGACAGAGCAACTAAGGCAATGGGCGGACCTTTAGCAACTAAAACTATGCAAGATCCAGACGCAAGTACAGCCGCTAAGGTCGGTGGTATTGCAGGTGCGGCTCTTGGTAGATTAGCCTCTAAGGCAATTAAACGACCAACAGTAGCAGTAGCGAAACCAGATTTACCGACGCAAGGTAATCACATGAATGATATCAACATGCACCAAAAGGGCATGGTAGATCAAAGCAAAGAAGCAGGCGAAAGAATTAAACATGCACAAGAATTTTTAAACGTTTTGAAAAAGCATGATGTAAAATATGATGTTGACAAATATGTTCAAGCAATTACTCCTGCTATTAAACGATCAGGCTTACAGAAAGCGGCTCCAGAATTTTATGGGCAGTTTGTAAAACAAGTCAGAGCAATGAGAACAGAGGCATATGAGTATGCTAATGAGCTATTAGAAGCGGCAGGTCTTACTTGGGAACAAGTAGGATATACAGTTAGTTTACACGAAGGTGCATCTGACGTAGTTTTCTTAACTCCGATTACAGCATTAACAGAGCTAACAGAACAGATTCAGTTGCAGGACCTTAAGAAACTAGCAGGCATGCAGTAGGGATTTATTTATGAAGTTTTTAGAGATATCGAAACCGCTCGTAACATCGATTCTAAGTGAAAGTATTTTACGAGAATCTAAAGACGGTAAGAACACTCACTTAGAACACTTAGAGGATAATATCTTTAACAAAGGATATACCGGCGCCAGAGAAGCAGTAGACTATCTATACAGTTTACATGATATGCTTGATGGTAACAGTAAAGCACCAATAAGTATGACAACTAAATGGGACGGCGCTCCGGCTATTGTAGCAGGAATAGATCCAGCTTCAGGCAAGTTCTTTGTGGGTACCAAAGGTGTATTTGCAAATAAGCCAAAACTAAACTTCACTGATAAAGACATTGATACCTACCACGCTGACCCATCTCCAGAGAAGGATGCGAGTGGGTTAAGAACAAAAATGAAACTAGCACTTAAACACCTTAGCCGTTTGAACTGGAATACAGTTGCTCAAGGTGACATGTTATTTGCTGGACAAGAAGATATTAGCACAGTTTCACTAGATGGCGAAGAACATATTGTATTCAAACCAAACACAATAGCGTATGCTGTTCCAAAGAACAGTGACCTTGCAAAGCAAATTTTAAGTGCAGGCTTTGGCATTGTGTGGCATACAGAATATGTTGGCGGCCCAACATTAGCAGATACGCAAGCCAAGTTTGGCTTCGATGCTAGTGTACTAGGCGACGGAGCACCAGCTGGAGTATGGCACAGAGATGCATTAATTAAAGATCTCAGCGGCACAGTTACAATGACTAAGCAACAGAGTACTGATATTATGGGTGCTATATCCGATGCAAACAGTTACTTAGGAAGCATCGATGCAGAAACATTTAGTTGGTTAGAAAAAGGTACAGACTTAATTGGTAAGAACTTTTTACAGCAATTAAAAGCACATGCAAACAATCAAGTCAGGCAAGGATCATTTGACGAGCCTACTAAATTTGCACAAGGTTTTGTACAAAAGTATATTGACTTTATGACTAAAGAAATAGCAAAAGTTAAAACTCAGAAAACTATAGATTCAAAAACAGAATTAATGATACAAGGTGTTAAGTTTATTAAAGAACATGTGCCTGGTATCGTAGCAGTATACGACTTATACTTAAAGCTCATTGAAGCAAAAGTAAAAATAATTAAGAAGTTAGAAGAGATCAAGCAAATAGGGACCTTTGTACAAACAGAGAAAGGTTACGAAGTAACAGGAGAAGAGGGATTTGTTGCTGTAGACAGAATAGGCAATGCTCTTAAACTAGTAGACCGATTAGAGTTTAGCAGATTAAACTTCGGGTCCGGTAAACCGGGTGGCAAGTAGTAAACGTTTAGTATCATACTTCTTTTCTAGAGGTACAACTTGCGATAACACACTCATAAAACATGCTGTATTAAACAACACCTCATTAGATTGTGATGAAATTGTTTTCTTTTGGCCTCAAGAGATAGGTCCCGATTGCGACAATTTTTTATTTCCAGACACTAAAGATGCTGGCCCTGAATTACTATGGGATAATATAACGTCATACTGCAAAGAGCGTTCAATTAAAATGCATTTGGTTGTAGGCAATCACTCTATAATAAGAAATCCTCTAATTGACCCGTATATAAAAGTAAGTCATTTCCCTACTTACTGGTTTACAATGACTCATGCTCAATTAGATTACACTGACGCAGAAATAACCTACCCTTACATAATGATGAATTTTGCCGCTGACAACAGACCCCATAGAGTAAGTACTATGGACTATTTGTGTAAACACGATATGTTAGATAATGGCGCATGGAGTTGGTGTGTTTCTAACCCAGAACTCGATGACCAATTTAAATGGTGGCATCCTAAATTAAGATACAGGTCACTGGACTTAGACGCAGGATTAAACCCATCTGGATTGGGCGGCATAGGACATAAGGAAGTACCTACACAATGGAATCAGTCTTGGATGCAAATTGTTTCTGAAACTTCATACATGGTTCCGTTTTTTACGGAAAAATCTGTACATGCTATTATGGGTAAGAAACCTTTCTTAATAGCAGGTTCTCAAAAACAACATCAAGCGTTAAAAACAATGGGATTTGTGTTGTATGACGAACTGTTTGATTACTCATTTGACGATATAGAAGACTTAGACGAGCGTATGGAACAGTTAGTGTTGCAAGTTAAAAGATATTATCATAAAACCCCACATGAATTAAAGCAATTGAAAGAAAGCATACATGAAAAATTAGAACATAATCATAATAATATGATAAATATAGTAAATGAAGAAAAGCAGATACCGTCCATTATGTTTGAAGACAAATCTTTTCTAGAGGCAATAGATGATATACGCACAATTAGAACAATCCCTTACGCTAATTAACAAAGAGCTAAGTGAAAGCAAGTTACTCAGAACAACTAGTAACTTTGGTATGCTCAGAGGCAGGTCTATTGCAGACTTACTGTATTTGCAGACATTAGCATTGATTATGTTCAACCAGGATAAGAAGCAACGAGCATACTCTGTTGCGTATGCAAGGAAAACAACACAGTTTGGTCCTTATGCATTATTTAGAACAACGACTACTGATATTTACATGCTGGCATTTGCATTAGACAACCCAGACTACCAAAGTTTAAATATTAAAGATAGAGAACAGAAGATATTAAAGTCATTACAATTTCAGAACAGAAGACATTTTAATTTTGTAAAGAGAATGGCTGTGCGAGAACCAAATAGAAGTGAAACAACAGCATTCCTTGTACGATTAGAAACACAATTAAAAGTGTCGAACTCATTATTCAAGCAATTAAGACGATTAATTATAGATTGGGCAGATTTAAAGTATGCACAGAGACAGTTTGTAGTATCTAAGTTAATGCAACAGCAACAAATATTACGAGGCAAAGCAAGTGATTCATTTGAACATTTAAATGCTATGGCCCGTGAGAAAGAATACACTGATGCACAAAAAACGCCTAAAAAGAGTGCGTATGTGGATACTAAACCTATCCCTAAAGCTAAAATTCAAGGAACAACAGGTTCAGGTATAGGCAAGATTGCTGGTTACTGGGCAAGCGGAAGGAAAAAAATATGAAAATTAACGAAATAGTAGAACCAAGTGGATCGAGACCACACAGAACTGACAGACCTGATCCCAAAGTTATGAATGACTTCTTACAGAAATCAGCGGCAGTAGGTTCTCCGTCAGCAAAAGATCCTAACGTTATTGCAAAAGCTAGATCAATGTATGCCGCAGGCGGTTTAAGTGCCGACGAAGCATTTTCGATTGCTAAAGGTATTGTAAGGGCAGATAATAAAAGTGTAGGTGACGTAGACAAGGTCGCTGGCACACAAAAATTTAATCCTATGGCAAAGCAAGCTCCAAAAGGTATTGCTAAAGGCTGGGATGATACAACTCATGGGCATTTAAGAAAAGATAAAGCAATGAAAAGCATTGGGCCCGATGCTGAAACATCATATAGTAGAGCTAAAACCGGAAAAGGTAATTTTAAGTCAGGTGCAAACCTAGGCGGAAAGATCGGACAAAAGATTGCAGGCATAATGAATACTAGGATGAAATAGGCAATAATTAAAACTGTTTTTATGTCAAAAGGCATAAATAAGCATAACAAATACATTTTAGGAGAATAAAAATGGCACAAACTCAAAACGCAGGAGCGGCAGTAACCGCAGGTCACTACAGTGGTCTACCTTTAGCAGGTATCCAAATTGATTTCGGCGCAGACGTTTCAGCTAAATTAGCTGTCGACGGCGTTGTAGACGTATTATTAAAAGCATTCGGCATCGAAGGCTTAACACCAGTAGCAGTTGGCACAGTCGACGCAACAGGTGGAGCAGGACAAGGACTTAGAGTTCTATTTGAAGGTACGCATGGTACTGACACATATGATGGAACTAATTCTGAGACTTTAGCGGCTCACTTAGAAGACGTTACGATTTCTTTAGGAACAGTTGACGGTGTTAACTTAGCATTAGCTACAGTTGCCGCTTTCGAACTATAAGATATCACTATAACTACAATTAAAAAGCACACTTCATGTGTGCTTTTTTTTGACTGAAATAGATAAATAAACGTAACAACAGTATGTCGATAGATATACTACCAAGTTTAGGAGAAATAACATGGCACAGACAAGAGTAAACGGTGGAGTGGTAGAAGGACAACTATTAGTAGGTTCTTTAAGTCATTTCGTCATTGACGAAGTAGACGGAGTAGATGACATTAGTTCATTTGGTCACACAGCAGGCGTACCAAACAAAGGTGAAGCATTAGTAACAGCTTTAGCAACAATTTGTACACCAGTAATTATTACCTCAGTATCAGCAACAGTAATGCACGTTGCAGTAGAAGGTTCACCAACAGCGGCTAGAGTATTAGAAGCTATTCAACCTTCATTAACAGGTTCAGGCGCTAACGCAACTGCAACAGCAGGTGAATATAGAGTTGCTTAATTTTAACTAATTAAACAATTTTTAAAAGGCACACTTAGGTGTGCTTTTTTTTGAGTATCGTTCCGAGCTCGTATTTTTGACAATATAGATAAATACTACAAATAGCACGGAGACACACAATGCCAATGACAAGAACAGGCTCAATGGGAGCAGTAGAAGTACTAACTGGTAACATCGAATTCTTTACTTTGTTTACAAGTCTAGATATAACCGTAACAGGTGATTTTGCAGATGCTACACAAAAAGATTTTGAAAGTGTAGTACAAGTAATCGGACTTCGGGCAATGCCTACAGTGATGAATAATCCTGTATTTTTAAATGGAGTCGGTGCAAACTTATTAGAAAACTACGGCGCACCAAGTATGACGGGGCAGGATACATTTTTTAAATTTGCAACTGAACAGCCCGGCGCACACACACCATCAACATTAATAGACGAACTAGACCTTGTGGTACTAAATGCAGGGACTATTAATACTAAAACAGGTATTAATATGGAATTTACTAAACAGGATTTATTGTAAAATGGATGAGCGTAATCAACCACAGCCAGTAGAACAAGAAGTGTATGCACAAAAGGGTAACCTTGAGGCACACATTATTGCGGACATGCTCCGAATAGAGAGCATCACTACAGAATTAAGAGAATTCAAAGACGACACAAAACAAAGACTTAACAAACTAGAGAATTGGCTTGTAGCAATAGTCGGTACAAGTTTTACAACACTTATTGCTGTTGTAATCGGTTTAGTTATTAACTTGTTTGGAAAGTAATGAGATTAGCAGAACTAACAGAAGATACAATCACTGAAGCCAGGATGGTATGGCGTAGAAGTGGTAAGAAGATTAAACGTGCCGTTAGATGTACTAGTGGCAGACGTAAGGGCAGAGTAGTCAGTAATGTTTCTCAATGTTCAGCGCCAATCAATATGAAGAAGCGTATGACATTGAAAAAGACTAAAGCTCGTATGGGTGCAAGGCTTTCAAGAAAGTCGCAGAGAACAAAAAGACTTAACCCAGCAAGTCGAAGATTAAAAACATTAAACAGGCGATAATACATGAAATTTACAGATGTTAGAACTTTAGAAAGTGTACTGGTAGAATATGGAATGAATTCAGGTTCAAGTACACCGACTAGTCAACAACAGACAGGGGCAACTGCAAAAGCAAATGCAACAAGCAATGCACCTAAGCCTAAAGTAGACAAAGGTAGTCCTACTGTAACTCCTGGCCTCGATGTTAAAGACGTAGAGCCTGAGAAAGTTGAACCAACATATACAAAAACTAAAGCCAAAGATATAGAAGTAGATGCTGAGTATCACGATGATAAAGGCGAAGTAGTAGGCAAAGTAATTAGTAAAGTTGGCAACTCCCCGAATCCAGACAAAGTTGTAGTACAAGATCCTAAGGGTGAGTATCAACTGGTCGAACCAGATGAAGAAGTACAAGTACTTAATGCTAGTAAACTATCTAAGTTAAGTAAGTCTAATTCATCGCATCTTAAACTAAACAAAATAAAAACAGGCATGAAAAAACTTGTGCGTAAATTTAAGTTACGTGAACAAGGTGACGAGCAATTATTTGAAATCAATTTTAACAAACCTGACATAGCCAAAGCGGCATTAGATGTAAACATTAAATGTGGGTTTGAAGCAGAAACAGTTTGGAATGACGTTGCTAATAGCTCTGATGACGAAGACTGGTTAGATGACGAAAACTGGTACAACATCGAAGACTATGTGTACGAGCAAGAAGGTAGCAGAAGCGTAGAAGCAGTGCAAGAATCGTATAGAGAGTGGATGTATGATAAAGCATACGAATACGAAAGCGAGATTATTCAACGTATGGTATCAGACCGTAAAGAAGATGAAGAATATATAGACGCTTTTGTTGACGATAAATTAGACATGGATGAAGTTGAAGAGTACAAAGAATCATTTTTAGCCAGTGTAGATGCTGATGACAGAGACGAGTTTGCAGATTGGGACCTTCAAGCATTTGCAAGACAGTATGCAGAAGAAGTAAAAGAAGATGAACTTATAGAATGGCTCGAAGAAAGCATTAGAGACAATGGTGAAGCAATGGAAGAAGCCGTTGAACAAGCAGAAGAAGAGTATCCTATAGACACATGGGCCAGCGATGAACACGGTAGCTGGCTGAGTGCATTAAGTTCGCTAGACATATATCTGCATAACCCAAACAGTGGCGGCGGCGTAGAAGAAGTTGCCGCTGAACTAACACGTTGGACAGACAAGAGCAGTGAATTTAAAGAAGTAGAAGCAGGTGAATATCACAGCGGCTACGGAGCAGACCAGACGTACTGGCGTGTAGAAGATGACAGTTCAATTGAATCAGACGGCGGCACTGGTGCAGAGCTTATTAGTCCGGTATATGATTCACCTAGAGACATGCTACACGAAATGAAGAGCATGTTTGAGTGGATGTCCGGCGAAGGTGTTGAAACTAATAGAAGTTGTGGACTACATGTAACAATGAGTTTAAACAGCGAGACTCCTCAAGAAGTAAACAAAGTAAAACTTGCTGTGTTATTAGGCGACAAGTATTTGTTAAGTACATTTGGCAGATCCAGTAACAGTTATGCCAAGAGTCAATACGATAATTTAAAGAAAGCCGCAGAGAAATTAAAGTCAAATCCAGAAGATATGAAGTCTATAGAAGGGATTGAGAGAATAATCTCTAGCGGTATTAGTACTGGCAAGTTTAGTAGTATTAACTTCAAAACTGACAAAGACGGTACAACCGGTAACAACTTAATTGAATTTAGAATCGGTGGCGGTGATGATTATCACACTAATTTTGACATAGCCGCTAAAGCAGTTATACGTTATGCGGCTACAATGAGCTCGGCATACAGTGATCAAACACATAATACCGATTATGCAAAAGCGTTATTTAAACTGATTAACAGTTTAGACGCAGTTGATCCAAAAGACGAAGAGCGTATCAAAGGCAGATTCGATGTTGAACTTCCTATAGTAGATACAATTAAACCATTTTTCTCAAAAGGCGGATATATTGATTCAATGGATCATGTTGCTGTAGCAGTTAACAACTTAACTCGTTACAGAAAGTTAATTAGTCCAGGCGCAGATGAGGCATGGAAAGAAGCAGTTAAGAAATGGGAAACAGAAACAGGTTCGAAGCATGTAGAAGAAGCTACTGACGGTGAACCGATTACGGGTTATGCAAAACCTAGAAAATTAGCACCTAGCAAAGAAGCACCTGCATTTTTAAAGAAAGCACAAGAAGCCTTTGTAAATGCAATAGCACAAGCTGGGTATGATTTAAGCCAAAATTTAAATAGAGGATCACTGAATGCAAAAGCAATTGGTGTATTCCGAAATACATTAAAAGACTTTGAACTTGATTACAACAAACTTGATACTATGGTAAACGCTCAGGCTGACTATGTTACTAAAGACCGTGATATAGAACAACAAGCATTACTCAGTAGAATACAAAACGGTGTCAATAGATTGTTTAAAAAGGCAATTGTTACATTACCTGCATTCTTAACATCACCACAAGTTGAGAAAATTATAAAAGGGCTATGGCGAGCAAGCAACGGCGAAGCAACAACATCAGGCGAACAAGGTGACAAGTTCTTTAAAGCTATTGCTAAAGCAACAAATCAAGATGACGAGACAATTGCTTATGCATGGGATCAGCTTCCTAAACGAGAGTGGAAGGTTTTTTATAGGACGTTGGTTAACGGATCGTATAACTCCGCTGGTATTAACAAAGACGGCAGTTGGTTTAAAGTAGGCAATCCTGTTAACGAAAAAGGTGTAGAACAACTAATAAAGCACTTGGACAGTTATGAAGACTATGACCACCCAGTTGCAGTAGGACATAATCCTAACGGCACTGGCGATGACGACTATACTGATAACGCATTAAGCAAGATGATAATTAAACTAAGAGCACGGTTTGATGAACTAACACGAATAAAAGAAACAAACCCTGCAATGTACTACGACTCAGCCGCTGAAGTCAGTGAGTTAATAAAGGCAATGACTCCCAAGCTGACTACTAATCCAAACCACCCAATGACGGACTTTGATCCTGCACTAAACGATATAGACCCTCATAGAGACTCAGATGACGGATTGGACTATTTTGGTATGACATATTCAACAACAGAAGAACTTATGAAAGTTGTTGCACTTATTGACAACCAAGAAGCACCTGACCCATTTAGTAGTGAACCTATGTCTCGTGTCAGAGATCTAATGCAACAATATATAAGAGATGTATTTGACAGGCACTTTAGAGCTAAGAACCGATACGGCGCCGATGTGTTCGATGCAGGTAAGTTACCTGTATTGTTGAAGGCACGAACAGATGCAATATCTAACTTTATAAACGGTGTAGATAAAATATCACAGAAACTAGGATTTGATTCTGCTAACATTGATGTAGACAAGAAAACACAATTAATGCAGAAGCAAAAGAAGTTTATGGATAAGCATGGAGAGCAACGACTTGCAAAATTAAATGCTTGGTCGTATGGCGGAGAGGTATATTATGCAAAGAGTACAGTAGGATCCGCAAACAAATTAGCAAACATGACAGACGAGGAAATTTCAAATGCGTTTGATATGAATGCGTCCATGCATAAGTCTAAGTACCGCGATGTGTTAGTAATGCCACATGCCCACAAATTTACAGCCTTGCAGGCTCAGGAAATCTATGACAATGTTCAACGTTACGGCAGTAACTGGAGATACGATATATCAATAAGGATACTTGCAAAGTTCAAGATGGTGTACGAGATAGAATTTAAAGATTTAAACAGTAGATATGTTTCTTGGAAACAAGACCTTGCCTTAATAAAGTTGACAAAACAAAAGAGAGTTGCAATAACAGATGAACTGGGTGACGGCAGAATAGGCGGAAAGCCATATGACTTCGCACCACTAATTCCACAACAGTATTTACAAGGCCCACACGGAGAACCGTTTGATTTAGGTTCAGCGGCGGCATGGGCCTCACAGAACCCAGAACTGTCTAAAAAAATAAAAGCAGAAGAGACCCCAATGAATAAAGAAAGTGCATTTGATAAATTTGATAAGTTGCCGTTGGAAGAGCAGATAAACATTATTAGTAAAATTAGCAAAGAAAAAATTGATAAAATTTACGAAGCATCAAAGGATATTCCTAGTGGACAACACCTATGGAACGTGGCATATAAAGATGGTAGTAATAAAGAAGTAATGGCGTCAAGTCCATATGCTGTTTATCTACAATTAGCACCTGGGGTGCGCCATCCGGAGAAGCAAAAGAAAGCATTGGGAATCAAAAGTATAAAAAAAGTGAGACAGCCTAATCGAAAGCCTAAAGGCTCGTTTGGATTTAGCAATAAAGGTTTTACTAAAGATCGAAGAGAACTTAAAAAAGCTAAAGATACAGAGTTTAAGAAAGACCCGGATTCATATGTACATGATAGAAATAGAGTTGGAGTTGAGGAAAATGTACCAGACTTTAAGCAAGTAGATACAATAAATGATTTACTAGCAGACCATTTTCCTGTAGGCGACCTTAAAAAGCAAATGTTGGCTTACCAAGCAATACCTGTTCCTGCAATGCTAGACAATTTTAGAAGGTTGCGAGCAGAGGCCGGCGACGATGCATGTGCGAGAAATATACTACAGATGTTTGTAGGTGTATTACCAGATGCAACGAAAGCACAGATTAATTTATCTGAATGGAGCAAACAGCACGTTACTAAACTAATTAACGAGTATACTGACTTAGGTGTTGAAAAAGATACTATTATTAAAACTATTAGCGGACTAGATGCCAGCAATGAGCAACATGCTAATATACTAGATAGAATTTACAAATTACTTAACAGTGACCATATTGGTAAAACGTTAGACAAAGCATTTAGTTTTCCATTAATGGACGAGCCACTATCAGATAAGCAAAAATTAAAAGTTATACAAGATGTAACAAGGATAATCGGCGGACTAGACAGTGACTATGGCACAATGAGCGGCTTCATAGCACGTTTAGAGAAACAAGGCACTGTAGTAAACATTAAAGAGTTAAACAAACCTATTAACAGTTTCCAAGCAGTGTTCGGAGATGATATATCTATATCAGCCTTTAGGGCATTAACATCATATGGTGTTGGTGTTAACCAAAAAGGTCCAGGTGAATATGGCTTGGCATGTTTAAGTAATCAGATTAGCCTTGCAGTAGGTGAAGGTGACTTGGAGATCAAGGGCATAGGCAAAGTAGAACTTAAAGCGGCTACTAGTAGCACAGGCGGAAGAATTGGTTACGGCGGCGGAAGTCAAAAGGCTAAGAGAGCAGTTATCGACAAGTACGCAGAATACATTCCAACTATTATGTCATCCATTGGCGGACAAGGTGGAAGTTTAGGTTGGACTAAATTTATAAACGGTTTGAACGTAGACTTACCAGCAACTGATGTAAATAATCAGAAAGTAAGAAAAGCAATAGCACAGGAACTATTCACAATGGATATGGAAGGCTATGCTGGCCCATTATGTGATGCTATAGCAACGCAGACGGATATAACCCAACTTGAAAATGTTTACTTAACACAAAACTTCTTATGGTATAAGAACAGAGATGATTTTGACGGGCTATTGCTAATAAGTATACCTAATATGAAAACTGCAATGATTAAGAATGAAAAAGATTTGATTGCATTTAGACGTAGCGGACATTCAATGTCAACGTCAATTAGTGTTATACCAACACAAGCAGGCGCTGGTAGAGAGCAATGGGCTCAGTTAAGTCTTAACAAAGGTGTACTATAGTGAGAACGACAGACTTTACAAGTTGCCCTAGAACAAAAGCAAAGACGTGCGAGTGTGCTAGTGTTAGTACTATCCAGGAAGCACAAGAAACAGTTAAAGCAGTAGTGCAACTAGAACATGTTGAAGGCGACATTACTGGTGCAATAGTTATGAAGCAAGAACCTGATAGCCCTACTATTATACGAGGTATAATTAAAGGACTTACTCCGGGTAAACATGGATTCCATGTACACGAATTTGGTGACCTAAGCGATGGTTGTGCAAGTGCTGGTGGACATTACAATCCAGATAACAGTGAGCATGGCGGATTGTCTGACGGACACATCGGTGATTTAGGAAACATTGTTGCTAACGAGGACGGCATCGCAAAATTTAAGATTGTTGCTAGGCGTGTGGATTTAACTGGCGAGCGTAGTATTGTTGGCAGAGCAATAGTTATACATGCAGGCGAAGATGACTTAGGCACAGGCGGTGACGATGAAAGTCTTAAGACAGGCAATGCTGGCGATAGATTAGCATGTGGTGTTGTACGATTGAGAAAGGGCATAGAAGAAAGTTATGTTAGACCAATACACGAAAAGACTTTTGCTAGAAACGAGTTACCGCAAATTAATAGACAGCATATACAAGATTCCGACTTTAACTATAAAGAAGGCGAGATGACCATAGATAAGATTAAGCCAGTACAGACTCAACGTGTAGATGGCTTGGCAAAGAAATCTCGAGATGTATTTTTAAACAATGAAGACAAACCGTTCATAGTAGACAAAAAGGGTTACTTGATTAATGGGCACCATAGATTTGATGCCGCAAATGTATTAGGTATTAAACGTGTAAAAACGATTATGATAGATGCAGACATTGAAGAAGTAATGCAAGTCTTTTCACATACCAGTAGTGAGCAACAAGTAATGGCAGAGAATTACTTTAAAGATTTACTTAAATCAAAACTCCTCAAAAAATAATAATATAAATACTGCTATGCTTATAGCGGACATTAATAATCCATTTAGACAATTTATGCAAGACTGTGGACTTGATGTCACGCATGTACCTCCGACATCGAGAGATTCTGTGTTTGCAATGAGTGGCTGTTTTGAATGGACTCCACCTGCAGATAGGACCAGTCCTGTTACCATTGAGTTCCTGAAACGGAGTATCATGGACCCACTACTGTATGTAATCAGCTTAGATGGCTTTGATTCAGATGTGATATTTAATACATGGCAAGAGTATAACAGCGAACACACTCTAATACCTAAGTACATCACGAACAATCCTTATGCAGTAGTTCTGTTTGAAAACGGTGCAGAAGGGCATTGTGACAAGCACATATTCGAGTTTATTCACCAAGTTAAGCAGTCTTACAAGCTCGCTACAGTGTTTTACGGCAATAGTTGTGTCAATATAGCAGATAAGTTTAAAACGTTTAATTACGACACATTTAAGGTGCTTTATACTAGAAACTATAAAGAAGACATAATGTTACAGCTAGATATTACTGCTGAATTCGACTTTAACACACCTAAAAAACATCTATTTAATTGTTTAAACAATGCTCCTAAGCCACATAGAGCGTTATTACTAGGCGCATTTATAAAAAACAGTTTGCAGGATAACATACTAAGTAGCCCAGATGTTCCCTTTGAAGAAGTTACACACAATACTATGGATTACATTAGTAAGAACCTTAACAGCATTGCAGATATAAAGAAGGGTGTTAGTTATTTAGAAGCACTATCACAGCATTACCCTATAAAGTTTGATGACAGAGATGCAGATGTTGTACACATGAAAGCAGTAAGTAACAGTAGTTCGTTTTATGCTAACATGTTCAATTGTGACATACAACTAGTAACTGAGTCTATGGTAGGCGACTGTTTATACATAACTGAGAAAGTTTTTAAGCCTGTAATACAAAAACAGCCGTTTATGTTGTTAGGCCCAACTAGAATGTATCAGCATTTACGACAAATGGGATATAAAACATACGACCATTTGTTTGATGACATACAAATGTATGATACCGAAACAAATGTTATACACAAAATAGACATGCTAGTGGACAATCTAGAGACATTGCAAATGAAAAAGGATAATCCGAGTCTATGGCAGGACATAGTAGCACAAAGTAAAGAGTGCGCCGAACATAATTATACATTATTCCAAACTAATTCATCATATATACTGGAAAACATTAAGACAGACTTAGATGGCTGGCTAAAAGTGTACACAGATTATGAGAAAATATTTAAAGAAAGATAAATAACAGTATGAAGATATCAGACATTGTATTAAACGAATTTGCATCAATGGGTGGCATGAGTGCCGGTGCAGTAGCTACTGTGGTAAAACCGATAGCTAATGATGCACAGCGTATAGCCCAACGTCCAAAGAAGCCTAAGAAAACTAAGTGGGCTCACAAAAAGCCAGGTCCCAAAGCTAAGAAAGAATCAAGTATCATAAAGAGATAGCATGAAAGTATTAGCATCCAAAAACGGACCAACCGTAGTAAGTTCAAAAGAGTTTCACTTCTTTGACAAATTATCGCACGAAAAAGGTATATATGAGTACGAACTCAATGAAAATGAGTTATACACTGCCCAGCAATTAAGACAACGTGGACTAGTAATAAGAGTAAATGATAATGGCAAAGCAAAATACAAAGCAATCAAGCAAAGGTAAATTAGACAACAAACAAGTTGCTAAGAAATTAGAAACAGCAACTAAAAATGTTCTGTCTAAAGGTATGTACTTCTCTGTGAAAAGAAATGATGGATACTTTGATATTGTACTTGCTACTAATAGAACAGCAGTGTGTAAAAATGTGTACTTGCCTGAAACAGCAAGAACAATCGTAACAACATTAAACACTACTGCTAAGAGAAAACTCTCCCCTACAATTAATATAATTAATTCTGCAATTCGACAGTATCAGGATGAAGTATCAAAGCATTATAATGATCTAATATTTTATAAACATACAATGCGTACTACTGACGACAATGAAAAATTCTATGTTGTTGAGAGTAGAGCGGACATGTCTATGATGAAATTACGTGATTCTAAAGATCATTTGCATTCGCATATACATACCTCCTATTAAACGGTTGATTTTTCAATACCCTTTTTTATAGTTTTTGATAAATACAAATAACAATTTAACTTTTATCGGGAAAGAACATGAAAATTACAAATTTTAACCAAACGCCAAAGAAACGAATTAATCAAATTAATTCTTATCTTAAAGAGGCTCATGGTGTGCAAGTCAAAGGCTTACACAGCAAGACCAAACTTGAAACTATTAAAGAAAAAGCAGAACAAACTCTTATAAGATTACGAAACACAAATCGTAAGTTTAACTTAGATCCAGAATACGCAAAGTTTTTAGGCGTAAGAGATGTTATCGAAGTTATGCTTTCTGAAGGCATGTATGCAGAAAGTCCTGCAATGCAAGAAATGAAATCAGGCATTGTATCCGAAGTTAAGGCTTTAATGGACGGCGGTTACACAATGGACGAAGCAAGTAAAGAGTGCATGAACAAATTCAGAAAGGACACCCGATATGCCCATGATGACGAATTTGTACTGCCAATAGTACTTAAAGCGGCTAAAGACTACATGGAAGCATGTAGCTCAATGAGCGAAGAAGTTAAACAAGAGTTTCCAGAAACAGATATCAACGAATACTTATTCCAAGAGATGGCAAAAGAAGTTGGAATGGAAATAGACAACGTTGAAGCATTAAAGGCAATTGAAGAAAAACTAGGCATGTTTGCTGAAGTAAGTGGCAAGAGCAGAGAGTCTGTTGTAGGCTTCTTAAATGGTTTAGAAGAAGATGCAGTTGCAAACGGTATTCAAATGTTTGGTAAGAAAGTTGCAGAACAAAATAAATTTACAGGTGCTAGAAAAGATGCTATTGCACAAGGTAAAAAGTCTTTTGAAGTAGACGGAACAGAATTTGATATTACTGGCGATACTAAAGATGAAAAGAGTCAAGCAAAAGAAAGCATGTTCGATGACATCATCGGTGACATGATTTCAGAAGAAGTAGAAGTGGAACAAGCAGAAGTGGTTATGGCACTTAGAGCCTTAGCAGACGATGTACAAGACCACGTTGAAAGAATTGGCAGAATGATTAACGAAGACCTTCCTGCTATTGTAGATCAAATGAAAGCAGAGTTTGGCGCAGAACAGGCAGTTCAAATGAAATCTAATATGGAGCAAACGCTTCAATCAGTATTAGATGGAAACAAAGCAGGTAAAGACGGATTGGACAGCGTTATTGCTGGACTAACTGGACAGGGAACGGGCATGGTGGATGCACCAGCTGAACCTGGACTTGACACTGGACTTGAACAACCTGCATTAGGCGGCGAAGAAGAGCCTGCATTGGATAACGTACCTGCCGCGGCTGGCCCAGAAGATGAGCCACTAGGTAGAGCATCAGTAGAGATTTAACATGAAGATTAACGAAGTATTACTCTTCGAACTATACTTCGACGACTTACAACTTGCTATTAAAGACAGAATTGTCCAGCAAGTTGGGTCCGACGTTAGTGAGATACCAACGGAAGAATTCCGTAAGAGCCTCGCAGACGACGGATTTTTGATGAGCACGGATGAACTCATCAAGGCGCTCAATGACATGGAAGTCATTGATAGTGCGGACGAGAATAGTATCGTGCCTAAAGGCAAAATTGCCAATGATGTAACTGACCCAGATGCAGAAGATCAAGGCGTTGATGTTGGTGCAATGGCAGATGACCAAGCATTAGGTGCCGTAAAAGACAACCTCCCACAATAAGCATAAACTAAATATGTTTAATGTCAACACAACTTAATAAGTTAGCAACTCCATTCGCCAGTATTAGGCAATTACCTTTTGATGAGTATGTAAAGAGATTTACAGCAGGTATCACTAGGATACATATTCACGATACATATTACGAACAAACGGATTTTGCACCCGGTATATGGGACTTCTTTGAAGGTACCCAAACCACTGACAAGTACAATAACTCACTAATAGACCACAACAACATACCCGCAGTATATAAGCATCTATCTTTAGACACACCCGGCAAGCCAGCACAGGTGTTAGCAATGACACACAATGATGTTGACTTAACGCCTGAGCAGAAAAAACAGAAAGAGCGAGTGTGGGACAAACTACTAGATGTAGGAATGGACGATGAGGAATGGTTTGCATCTTTCCCTGATATCACTTACCGTATAAACAGTTTAGGTTTGCGTACTGACTTAGAAGTGGACGACTTGGTACCTAATGAGTTTATTCCAGTGTTTGGTTGTAGTCACACATTTGGGTTAGGTATGCCAGCAGAGAACTTGTGGCATAACAAACTTAGTGAATCTCTTCCTATATTTAATGTAGGTATATGTGGTTCAGGTATAATGGATGTTTATTTGTTATTAACACAGTTATACAACGAGAAGCCGTTCAACAAAGCATACGCAGTTATACCCCACAACGAACGTATGTCACAAGTTAGTAAGAAAGGCATTATCGAGGGCGGCGCCCATGCACAAGCGTCAGCATTCTTAAATGAGTTTAAAGGTGTAGATGACGGATATCCACTACAGACACAAAACATGATTTTGATTGTGGTACAAGAAGCATTAGAGCATTTTTGTAAAGCAAACAACATCGAACTAGTAATGTACTCTAACTTTACTGTTGGCGGACAACTAGATTATCATAAATGGGGACTACTTTGTCCTCCAATTTTTAGACCAGCAAAGGCTATTATACCTAAACTAGAAACAGTTAATCCTAAGAAGCACACAAAAGAGCAGATACTTGATTCTGTTGCCAGAGATAAGATACACTATGGTCACAATTGGCACCGCAAAATCGCAGAGATATTGCAATGTCGTTAACTTTAGCTGAATTAGGATGCAACAAGACAGCATACATACAAGCATTGCCTAATAATACACGAATGGCTACTCAGTTGCTAGAGCAAGGCTTTGCAGTTGGTACTAAGGTATCAGTGGCTAATATTGCACCCTTTGGAGGCCCACTTGCAGTTAGATTGCATAACACCAAAATATCTATAGGAAAGGGCATAGCAACACAGATAATAGTCAAAAAAGGTTGACAAACACCATCAAAGGTGTTATAATAAGCACTTATAGGAAAATGGATAACATTATATGTTAATAGATAAGATTCAATATAAAACTTTAGAACGAATTACTACCAAAGAAGGTAGACGCTATGTGGGAGACGATAATGTCCCTGTACCTAGTGTGACCACTGTACTTGATAAAACATCTGACAAGACTGCCTTGATTGCATGGCGTAAACGTGTCGGTGATGCTGAAGCAAATAGAGTAAGTACCGAAAGTGCTGGCTTAGGAACTAAAGTGCATAATGCGTTAGAGAAGTTCATTCTAGAAGAAGACTACGAAATCAAAGGAAATAACTTTGTAAGTATACTTGCAAGGGATATGACTAACCTAATGATTAACAAAGGCTTCGGTGATGTTAGCGAAGTATGGGGAACTGAGGTTGGCTTAATTGCTCCTGGGCTCTATGCTGGAACAACTGACTGTGTAGGAATACATGGCGGCGAAGAAGCTATTATTGACTTTAAGACTAGTAAGAAAATTAAAAAAGAAGCGTGGGTTCAAGACTACTACTTACAGTGCTGTGCCTATGCACTAGCACACAATGAGATGTACGACACTAATATTAGAAAGTGTGTTATTCTTATGGTTAGTAGAGATGTTGAATTCAAACAATATACAATCGAAGGTGACCAGTTTGACCATTATTGTGGTCTGTGGGCACAACGTTTAGAGCAATATTATCAGTCTATTCTATGAAGCAAGTAGTATTAGTACAACATGCTATAGGTGAAGTTGGGCTAGATAATTTTGGTGTTATCGACCTTGTATTACCTGAACTTAAAGACGGTGAATACTTAATAGAAAATATCTATTGCGGTACAGATCCTTACATGCGTATTTCGATGAACCCAGGTGAAGTGTTTCCTAACTACCCGATGATAACTCTCAATGAAGGGATACCAGGCGAGTCAGTAGGCAGAGTTATAGAAAGCAAAAATGCAGACTTCCCAGTTCATACACACTTGTGGCATAAGAAGGGTTGGCGCACACATGCAATAGGTAATGGCGATACCGAACATTTTAAGTTAACTCCTGGCACAGATATGGAAAAGTATCTAACGTTTTATAGCCTAGTAGGAAGAACAGCATACTATTCCTTAACTAAGGTATTAAAAGTTAATGTTTCGGATACTGTTGGTGTAAGTGGAGCAACAGGTGGTGTTGGTAATATGGTTGTACAATTTGCAAATCTTATGGGCTGTACTGTATACGGACTTACTAGCACACAGGAAAAAGCAGACTTAGTAAACGAGTTAGGCGGCACTGGTGTTGTCGTTCCTCGTAAAACACCTTTAATGAAAATGCGAGCTATTATATCAGGTGCGTGTGAGCCGTTCGATGCTTACCATGAGAATGTCGGCAACGATTATTTCTTTAGTGCTTTGCAGAATATGACTTACAGCGGCACAATGTCCTACTGTGGCGTAATGTCTTTGTATCAAAATATAGTGCCAAGCGGTGGACCTAACCTTTTTGCCCTAACAACAAAAGATATAACCATTCGTGGTTGCAATATGACTAAAGACTTAGTGTATGGTTCCGAAGAATGGAAACAGCAATTTAATTGGACTGATGAATTCCACCAATTTATAAACGACCATATTGACGAGTTACAATGCGTTAATACTATGTACGAAGGCATCGAATCAATGCCACAACAGTTTGTAGATCATTTTACACCAAAAACTCCTCGTTCTGGTAAATCTTTGTGCAGGATATGAAACTAGAATTGCTCAAAGTGATAAATACATTTATAAGAACATATTGGAGTTTACATAGTGTCACATCAAGACAATGCAAATTTAAAAATTATTATCAGCAGAATCCAACAAAGGCGAGGATTAAAGCAGGATTTACCACATCCGCTTAGACCTGGCGAGATTGGCTTTGCTACAGATAGCAAACAAGTTTATATTGGCGCTGACACAAATGATGCCATCAGTGCAACATACAATAAGACTGTAACATTAGAAGGCACCCTGGGTGCTTCTGCTAGAACACTTAGTTTAGCAAACAGTCAGATTATTAAGTTCACAGTTCCGCATATTAGATACACGAAAGGCTCGGGAGAGTTTGACGGTGTAAGTAAATCTAAATCATGGAAAGCAAATACTACTTTAATTGGTACAGCCAACTTAACAAATGCCGCGGGCACCAGTCTAGCTAGAACTGTGTTTGACAGTATTGTAAGTGGTAATAACTCTATTAACCAAAACCAAACAAGCAGATCCTTTACAGCAGATGATATCACAGTTTTACTTAACGGAGTAAAACAAGATGGTGATAGCAGTGGTACAGGTGCATTAGTAAATACAGCATATGATTACAACTTTGTAAGTGCTAATACTTCCACAGCGGATCATTCATTGTACTTAGGTTTTGCCCCACAAAATTCAGATGATGTTGCTATTACATATTACGGCAACACACATGTTAACCACATTATATCAAATACAGTTATTGCAAGCGGAGCCGCTACAACTGGCTTCTATGCTAACATGAGTATTCCTGATTATAGACATATTGACAGTAGTTTAGTAATGGTTAACCCACAAATCGGCACAGGCTTTATTGGCTTAGAAAAGAAACACATTGACGTAGTTACAGAAGGACTTGGTATTGCAAATACTAGTAGTATTTCTGCCGCTAATGTTGTGTTTGTTAAAGACCCAGCAGACCCGAGTTTAATCACAGGCAGTGGCGCAAGCACAGTATATAGTGGTATCGGTAGAGTTACAGCAGGTACGCCAACAGCTGGAGTTGTTACTTGATACTGGACAAGAAAACCTGGTGTTTACAGCATTACCAAATGCATCAGCAGGGTATAACGGCTATGTATGGACAGAAGGCGCAAGCCATATTGGTGTTATAGGCACAGCCTCACAAGCACCATCAAGAACTACATGGTACCATAATAAACTTTTACCAATTTCTGCAAACAGCGTTGCTAATACATTTAGTGTAACACTTCCATCAAATACATGGTCAACAGGCAGAACTGTTACAGCCGCAGTTGATGCCTCTAGTACAGTTACACTTACTGCAAACGTTTCAGGTATTGTAATAGGCGACAAAGTTGAGTTTACAGGTAGCGCCACTTTGGTAGGAACAGAATATCCAGTAACCGGTGTGAACACTGGTACAGGTACATTTACAATTACAGAAGCAGGATTGACTGTTGGTATTACATCTGGATTGGACTTCTTTAACAGAGGACAATCAAGTGGTGCAACTACTATACAGGTATTCAGTCCAGAACATGGTTTTGCGGCAAGCACTAGTACAGGTCTTAATATAACAGGCAGTGATACTACGGCACAGATTGCAGATGCAACTTTTAGTTTAGCGGACACTGTTGTTACTAACAATACATTTTATATAGATTCTACTACCGAAGTAACAGGTAATGTTACGGGTAGCCTCACTCCAAACGTTTCAGCCGTAGTAGCTGATGACGAGTTAACTATTAAACCTGCTTACTTACTAGATATTTCCGGTGAGCCAACAGTTAACGGTGTGATCTCATTGGTAAATGGTAAGAATCAATGGTTCGGTCTTAGTTTAAAGCCAGGAACAACTGATGAGATTTACATTACTAGTGATGATCAAACTCAGTACAGAATAATTAATGATCCACAAGATACTATAGATTCATTTGGTGAACTAGGTTTCACTAGTGGTTCACATGCAACAAGATCACTCAACACAGTTAAAGCAAAATTAGAAGTTTGGTTAAATAAAATTCTAAATGACGAAGATGTAAACATAGTTAGCGGTGTGTATATAAACAGTAAATACAGCGATAGTGCAGATGTCCAGGCAATGGAAACTTGGAAAATTAATGTTGATACTACTAACGGTGAAGTTAACTTCGATAGCAGTGATGAAGCAGGCGCTTTTGCAGAACTAGTTAACAGACTATACTTTAAAACTAACGATCCCGACAAACGAGGATTGGTAACAATTAAAACTAATATTGAGATGCTTACAACTCAATCATTAGAATCAGGACAATCAGAAACATTTTATTCACAACCACAGCAATTAACAATTGGCTCTGGTTCAGGTATTGCCCTTACAGACTTAGGCACAGACGCTACTGCTATTGACACATTGTTTATTGACTATTCAATTGTCGGTCAGGCATTAGACTCTGCCAACAGTGCTGTAACTAGGTACTACAATCAAACTGGTACATTATTTTACAATGGTAATCCACTCGCAGGCACAGACGCTACTGGCAATGTTGCTGGTGCAGTGACATTACAGGATGTATCTTCTTCAGCACACGACACAAACTTATCCACTGGTAACGCATATTACTCAGGTCAGATTGTATTCTCAGGCGCCATGGCAAACGGTACAGTTTCTATAGCGGCAGATAACAATGTTACACCTCCTACTAGTAACGCAGTAATGAAATATGTTGTTCGTAAGTGGAAGTCTCAATAAAGAATAGAGTATGTTCGATAAAACTACCGATGTTGAAAAACGTCTGAAAGAGTTCAGGACTATCCGCCGCGAGTCGAATACCGAGGAAGATGTCTTAGAATACTTCTCCCAAATCAAAATACACAATAGGTACTTGGACTACTGGTCTCCTGCAGATTGGATGTCACCATTTGATATTATTGAGAATGGATATTTTTGTACTACAGGGCTTTCTATACTGCTATACAATGTACTGGCGAATTTAAAGTTCATAGATCCTGCGGAAACAGAGTGGAAAGTGATAAGTAATCATGTTACAGGAAAGGATGGAGCAATCTTTATATCCGATGGATTTGCATATAATCTGATCCCTGGTAACAAGGTATTATTTGTGGATAACACAGACAAGTACATTATACTTCAGGACTTAAAAAACATAGAAGTTCCTATCATATAATCTTGACATTCAGTTGAAATATGCTATAATAGGAACATAGATACAGAACATATATAACAGAGAACATATTTAACAGGATAAACAATGCAGGTACAGAAGAGAGACGGGCAACTAGAAGACTTAAATATTGATAAGTTACACAAGGTTGTTATGTATGCCGTTGAAGGCATAACAGGAGTTAGTGCGTCAGAAGTAGAGATTAACTCACATATCCAATTTTTCGATAGAATTTCATCAATCGATATACAAGAAACCCTTATTAAAAGTGCGGCAGACCTCATTAGTGAAGAGTCACCGAACTACCAATATGTGGGTGGCAGGCTTATTAATTATCATTTAAGAAAGGAAGTTTACGGTACGTTTACTCCTCCTTGCTTATGCGACATTATTGATAAGAACATTGACATCGGGTTTTATGATAAAGAGTTTACTGAGCTATATACTAAAGATGAAATAAATCAATTACAAGAATACATCGACCATGCTAGAGATGAGTATTTAACTTATGCGGCAATGGAACAATTCCGTGGTAAGTATCTAGTACAAAACAGAGCAACTGGTGAGATATTTGAAACACCACAAGTAGCATATATAATGATAGCGGCTACATTGTTCAGTAAGTATCCTGCAGAAACTAGAATGAGATATGTTAAAGCATATTACGATGCTATCAGTACTTTTAAAATATCTTTGCCTACGCCAGTTATGGCAGGTGTAAGAACACCGCAACGACAGTTTAGTAGTTGTGTATTAATTGAGACAGATGATAGTTTAGACAGTATCAATGCAACAAGTAGTGCAGTGGTTAAGTATGTAAGTCAAAAAGCAGGCATAGGCATTGGTGCAGGAAGCATTAGAGCAATTGGCTCAGCTATCAGAAGTGGAGATGCAACCCACACAGGAGTTATTCCATTCTTTAAACTATTCCAGTCAGCAGTTAAGTCATGCTCACAAGGTGGAGTAAGAGGTGGAGCGGCAACATTATATTATCCTATTTGGCATTTAGAAATCGAAGACATGCTTGTACTAAAGAACAACAAAGGTACAGAGGATAACAGAGTACGTCATATGGATTATGGTGTACAGTTTAACAAGTTAATGTATGAGCGACTTATTAGTGGCGGCAATATTACATTGTTTAGTCCTAGCGATGTTCCTGGACTGTATGATGCATTCTTTGCAGACCAAGAAGAGTTTAAAGAGTTATACGAAGCGGCAGAAAAACGTACAGACATACGTTTTAAAACTATTAAAGCAATTGATCTGTTCAGTAACTTTATGCAAGAAAGAAAAGATACAGGTAGAATTTACTTAATGAATGTGGACCATGCAAACACACATGGCTCTTTCATAGAAGACCTTGCACCTATTAGACAAAGCAACCTATGTTGTGAAATTAACTTACCCACTAAGCCGTTAACACATATTAACGATGAAGAAGGTGAGATTAGTTTATGTACTTTAAGTGCAATTAACTGGGGTGCAATTAAGAAGCCAGCAGATTTTGAGAAAGTATGCGACTTGGCAGTTAGGGCATTGGATGAATTATTGGACTACCAGGAGTATCCAGTAATAGCCGCTGAACTAAGCACAATGAGTAGACGCCCACTAGGTGTTGGTATTATTAACTTTGCATATTGGTTAGCAAAGAATGACACAACATATCAAGATCCTAACTTAGAGTTAGTAGACGAATGGGCCGAAGCATGGAGTTATTACTTGATTAAAGCAAGTGCTAACCTAGCCATTGAGAAAGGCGTAATTAGTAAGAACATGGAAACAAAGTACGGACACGGTATTACACCTAACCAAACATACAAAACAGACGTTGACGAATTAGTTAAGCATCAAGAACGTATGGACTGGAAAGGATTGCGTAAGCAACTTAAAGAAACTGGCATCCGTAACTCAACACTAATGGCACTTATGCCAGCAGAGACATCAGCACAGATTAGTAACAGCACAAACGGTATTGAACCGCCACGCAGTTACGTTAGTATTAAACAAAGTAAGCATGGCGTACTTAAACAAGTAGTGCCAGGCTATCCAAGACTTAAAAATAAGTACGACTTACTGTGGGATCAGAAGTCACCAGAAGGCTATTTGAAGATAATGGCTGTTCTACAAAAGTACATTGACCAAGGCATTTCGGTAAATACATCTTACAACCCAGAACACTTTGAAGATGAGAAAGTACCGTTGTCTGTATTGCTACAACATCTTATTATGTTTTATAAATATGGTGGCAAGCAGTTATACTACAACAACACATACGATGGACAAGGCGAGATTGATATAAACAAAGATGACGAGCAACAATCGCTACCCACGACTACTTTTGTAGATGATGAAGATTGTGAGAGTTGTAAAATATAACCAAGAAGGAACTATGCTTTGCTAAAGCAAAAAAAGAAAAAGAGAAGAATGAGCGTATTAGACATAAAAAATAAGGCAGACCACACTAAAGCAAAAATGTTTTTAGATTCACGCGGTACGCCAAACGTACAACGATTTGATGTTGTTAAATACAGACAGTTTGAAAAGTTCACAGAGAAGCAACTAGGTTTCTTTTGGAGACCAGAGGAAGTTGACATTGTAAAAGATGCTAAAGACTTCAAAGACCTTACAGACTTTGAAAGACATATTTTTACAAGTAATCTTAAAAGGCAAATAATACTAGACAGTGTGCAAGGACGTTCACCTAATCTTGCTTTCTTGCCTATAGTAGGAATCCCAGAGTTAGAGACATGGATTGAAACTTGGGCATTCAGTGAAACAATTCACAGCAGAAGTTATACGCATATCATTAGAAATGTGTATCCAGATCCTAGTAAAGTATTTGATGAGATGCTTAACAATAAGCAAATAGCAGATTGTGCCGATAGTATTACATCAACATACGATGCACTTATAGAGTTTAATCATGCTCGAGAGCGTGGACTAGTTAGTTACAATGAATACGAGCATAAGAAAGCATTATGGTTATGTATTATGAGTGTTAACATTCTTGAAGGTGTACGTTTTTATGTATCCTTTGCATGTAGTTGGGCATTTGCTGAACTCAAGAAAATGGAAGGCAACGCTAAGATTATCAAGTTTATTGCTAGAGATGAAAATGTGCATTTAGCTAGTACACAAACAATGTTAAAATTGTTGCCAGCAGATGACAAAGACTTTGCTAAGATTAAGGAAGAGACTAAAGACGAATGTAAGCAAATGTTCCTAGACGCTGTAGAGCAAGAAAAGGCATGGGCAGACTACTTGTTTAAAGATGGTAGTATCATCGGACTTAATGCAGAACTGTTAAAGCAGTATGTAGAGTTTATTGCAGGCAAACGTATGAGAGCGGCACAAATAGAAACAGATTTTAATACTGGTACAAACCCTCTACCTTGGACACAGAAGTGGATAAGCGGTGGCGAAGTACAAGTAGCACCACAAGAAACTGAAATCAGCAGTTACGTTATTGGCGGAACAAAGCAAGACGTAGACCAAGATTCATTCAAAGGATTTAGTTTATAATGCCAGGGGTAACTAAGGTACTAGCCGATACAGCAGGTGGAACTAATTTAGGACCAGGTGCCCCTACCGTTATAACAGAAGGTCAAACAACGTCTGTTATAGGCGACAAACAAGCACCGCATGGTTCAGCACCACATACAAGTGCAACAATAAACAGTGCAAGTAGCACAGTATTCGCTGAAGGTCAGCCAGTTACCAGAGAAGGCGATACTGCTACTTGCGGTCACACCAGTACAGGATCCGGAACCGTATTTGCAGGCTAACCGACATTGCTTGTAGATAAGTATATGCATGGTCCTAATACAATTTAAGAACACCATAGACACTGATACGTTACCAGTTAACGTAATTCAGTACCTCCGTCATTCCACATACTTACTTGATGTGCAACTTACAGACTATGAGCACATCAACACTATTACTAGTGACTACGAAGTAGTAAGTATGCAAAGTAACGATGATTGTGCGTATATTGACGTCTTAGAGCGTCTTACAACGTCATACACGGTTATTCTAGCAGAGGATAAGCTAACACACCTAATAGAAAAATTAGACTTACTAGCAATGTCTGAACCACAGATTGTGTGTATTAGTTGGCAAATGGACAGGAATTACATAGTTGATTTTAGGATCACAGAGCTACTAAAAGCAG